TTCGTTAACGAGTCTCAAAAAAAAAAATCTGAATTGAGCGAAAGCCAAGACGGTCCTTACGAAATAGGAGAACCAGGCCCTAACGATACACTGATCGACAAGGGCAACGGGTATAAATGGCGAAAACGCAATAATACACCAGTTCTCCAGCCAGATTATCTCAACGATTTGAAAAACAAACGTGCCTATTGGCAGAAAAAGCTCGATTCCATGCCGATACCGGATAGAAATAGCCCCGATCATAGCCAATGGAGTGATGCTCCGATGAGTGGGAGTGCTAGCGATCGACCAAGAAAAAATGTTGAGGCAATTATTAATTCTATGAACTACTACATACGAGAAGTAGAACGTATGATGCAGAAGTAAAATACAACACTCCAAATAGCCTCTTCGGAGGCTATTTTTTTCAGTAAATACATCATGGGATCAAAAAATCTAGACGGAAAACTTGTAAAAACAGCCCACGTGGCGCAGAAATGGACTGAACAGGATATCATCGACCTGCAGATGTGTAGTGACCCTGTCACCGGGCCACACCATTTCTTAGATAATTTTTTCTTTATCCAACATCCAGTCAAAGGTAAATTAAAATACGAAGCGTTTGACTATCAGCGACGTTTGATAGATTCCTATCATAACCACAGATTCAATGTAAATCTACTGCCTAGACAGACGGGAAAGACCACAACTGCCGCGGGCTATCTCCTATGGTACGCCATGTTCGTGCCAGACTCGACCATACTGGTGGCGGCCCACAAATACACAGGTGCACAGGAAATCATGTTGCGTGTTCGCTATGCCTATGAACTGTGTGCTGATCATATACGCTGTGGTGTCACCAGCTACAACAAACAGAGTATAGAATTCGACAATGGCAGCCGTATCGTAGCACAGACCACCACAGAAACCACAGGCCGTGGTATGAGCTTGTCCATGCTCTACGCAGACGAGTTCGCATTCGTGGAACCCAATATCGCCAGTGAATTCTGGACTTCAATAAGCCCAACGCTGGCCACAGGTGGTAAGGCCATCATCACGTCAACACCTAACTCAGACGAAGATCAATTCGCACAGATATGGCAAGAAGCCAACAAGCTGTTTGATGAACACGGTAATGCCACTGATACAGGCCGCAATGGATTCTTTCCCTTCCGTGCCTATTGGAATGAGCATCCAGACCGTGACGAAGAGTGGGCTAATGTAGAACGCAGTCGCATCGGGGAAGAACGCTTCCGCCGTGAGCACGATTGTGAATTCTTGGTCTATGATGAGACCTTGATCAGCTCAATCAAACTGGCAGACCTGCAGGGCGTAGAGCCTATCATGAAGATGGGTCAGGTGCGGTGGTATAAGAAGATCGATCCAAAATGTACCTATGTCATAGCCTTGGATCCCAGTCTAGGCACGGGTGGTAATGCCGCAGGTATACAGATACTGGAATTACCCACATTTGATCAGGTAGGTGAATGGCATCATAATCTCACACCGGTACAAGGACAGGTCCGTGTCTTGAGAGAGATAACCAAATACATAGCCGATGAGTGCAATCTACGAGGCATGCAACCCAGCATCTACTACTCAGTGGAAAACAACACAGTGGGCGAAGCTGTCTTGGTAGTGATAGAAGAGATGGGAGAAGAAAGCATACCAGGTATGTTCCTCTCAGAACCCATTAAAAAAGGTCATGTGCGCCGATTCCGTAGAGGATTCAATACCACACATACCAGCAAGATCGCTATCTGCGCCAAACTGAAACACCTAATAGAAACCAATCGCATGAAGATCTCCAGCAAACCCTTGATATCGGAACTGAAAACCTATGTGGCCAAAGGTGCTAGTTTTGCGGGTAAAGCAGAATCCGGAGACGATCTAGTAAGTAGTTTATTGCTGGCTGTACGCATGATCATGCTACTACAGGATTGGGATCCAGCCATTTACGACAAGATGCGTGAGGATCGATTCGAAGAATATGAAATGCCCATGCCTATCTATATAAGCTCATATTGATATAAATATAGCTATGAAACCAATACAGATAATATCACAAGATCTATTTGACAAAGTGCGCAGTCGTTTCACTAATCTAGAAATGGGTGACGAAAACGGCGCCGTGGTCACTGATCCGGCAGACGCTCGTTTCTTTGATTTTGACTTCGTCTTGGAAGGCACCAACCTAGGCCGTGTCAGCATCAGCATCAACGACGCAGGTAGTCTAAAAGTATACTACAGCCAGGGCATCACAGAAAATCATGATGCACCTGCCAAGAAAGAATGGTTTGGATTCCTACGTGAAATGCGCATGTTCGCCATGCGTCGTCTATTGAGATTTGACACACGCGACATCGCAAAAACCAATCTAGATAAGAATGATTTTCAACATTTGGCTCAGACACAGGGCCCTAAGGAACCAGAAGATATGACCACTATGAACGAAAGCAAATGGAGCCCAAAGAGCTCGAGAAAAACCAGCCGTGCGGTACGAGGTGCCACCGAAGTCATCGTGCGCCATGCTCGTCCAGTAGAAGAAACATTCCCAGGGGCACGTAGCCAGCGTAAAAACATCAAGGCCATATTCATACAGAACAGAGACGGAGAGCGTTTCAAATATCCATTCATACATCCAGCAGGCGCATTCGCCATGGCACAACATGTGGATCACGGTGGAGTACCACACGATCCAGCAGGCAAGGCAATCATAGGCATGAGCGAAGAGATCGCTAAACTAGGCGAGTTCCAACGCACTATCAACAGAGCTACCCTACACGATGACGCCATGGGCATAACAGAGCGAGCCATAGGCCGCATGAACGAACTCAAGGCAACTATAGAGGCACTTGGTAAGCGTCATCATTATGAATCATGGGCAGAAACATTCCAACCAGATCCAATGATGGACAGCATGCCAGAGATGGATGCTGTCACCATGGAACAGTACAAAGAAAAATTCACACAGACTAATTTCCAAGAAGAGCTGGCTGGATTTTTTCCACTGCTACATCGTATCATGAGTGAAACAAATAAAATAGATCTAGAAGCCTATGTATCAGAAAAGCGCACCGAAACTAAAAACGAAAAAGATGAAGTTATTAGTTGGAAAGAAGAAGGCGATTGGAAAAAAGCAGACCACAAAGATCTTAAAGGCAAGGTATACAATCTCAGTGATAAAGCACGCAGAGAGACCGAAAAATCATCTCAGAAAGAAGGAACATTTGAAGCGTTTGAGGAGTGGGCTGAATCCATCGAGAGCGGCGAACTGACACCAGATCAGATCGACCTACTCAAGCAGGCTATAGAAGATCAAGCATCTACAGGACAGCAACTACGTCTAGGACCCAACGGACAGACAGCTTGGGATTTTTTCTCGGGAGCAGTCAATCCAGACGATGCAGAAGGATCCGCAGGGGCTGAATTCCCCGATGAGCTACATCACAAGCTGGAAGTGGCCGCTGAAGAATTTCCAGACATGGATGCTATGGAAGTGTTCGCAGAATGGGCCAAAGAAGACTATCCCGAACTGCTACAGGTACTGGGCATTGGCGGAGAAGAAGCACCCCCCGCCCCAGAAGCAGTACCACCAGCTCCGGAGGAACTACCCGCCCCAGAAGCAGTACCACCAGCTCCAGATGCTGGAGCTGTACCGCCAGCACCGGCAGGAGCCATGCCAGCACCCACTATGGAAAATCAGGATCAAAAAGGTCCAGATGGAGCCATGATGAGCAAAGAAGGCATGATCAAGGAAATAGCCAAACTGGTCAAGAGTAGATACAACAGAGACAATCCAGATGTTGGACCATTCAACGGTAAGGAAAATATCGCTCTAGATGTTAAAAAATCTATAGCTGAAAAATTCGGTGACGAAGCCGGCGAGGCCGCAGAAAGCCTGGCCATGCAGTTTATGGAAAAGCTCAGCGACCATTGGGCAGAGAAACATGGCAAGGTAGAACACGACGGACTGGCTCGATTAAAAGAACTGATCGGAAATCTGCGTGGTAAAATCGAAAGCGTAGGAGATGTTGGCGGTCATCCTGGTAAAAATATCATGTCGGCTGAAGAAGCGCACGGTGCTCTACCGGGTGCTGTTAAAGTTCAGCCTAATTGGAATAAGGAAAAAAATCCGGCACCCGTAGGAACAGACGTACATGATCAAGGACCTATGATCAAGCAGATGTCCAAAAAACCAAACTCAATCCTGCAGGCGATCGACAGAGTTATCGGCCACGAGCCTGTTCAAGAGTCAGAGTTAGACGTTATCCGCAAATTAAGCGGTTTGGCAAAATAACTCAAAATATAATACTAAAACAGTTGTAGAGATAAATAAATGTATGTATACTTAACGGTGTACATACATTTTTCTCTTAGTCAGTAGGCTTTGAGAAATAGGCATGTAGTACAACATAGGCAAATATAAAGGAGAATTACCATGGCCACATTAGCAGAAATCCGTGCGAAGCTTCAAGCAAGCTCCACAAACAACAACAATAGCTCCCAAGGCGGAGACAACGCAATATACCCCCATTGGAATATGCCAGAAGGCACAACGACAACAGTCCGTTTCTTGCCAGACGGAGATCCAAACAACACATTTTTCTGGATCGAACGTGCGATGATTAAATTGCCATTCGCCGGAGTCAAAGGTGAAACAAACTCAAAACCAGTTACCGTACAAGTACCATGTATGGAAATGTGGGGCGAGACCTGCCCAATCTTGACTGAGGTACGTCCTTGGTTTAAAGACAAGAGTCTAGAAGATATGGGTCGTAGGTATTGGAAGAAGAAGTCTTATCTGTTCCAAGGTTTCGTAGGTGAAAGCAAGATGACTGAAGATGGCAAGATGCCGGAAAATCCAATCCGTCGTTTCATCATTGGCAGCCAGATTTTCAACATCGTCAAGAACGCCTTGATGGACTCAGAGATCGAAGAATTGCCAACTGACTATGTACGTGGATTAGATTTCAAGATCGCGAAAACGTCAAAAGGTGGCTACGCAGACTATTCTACTTCAACTTGGGCTCGTCGTGAACGTGCCTTGAGTGAGTCAGAAACGGCCGCAATCAAGCAGTATGGTTTGTTTAGTTTGAAAGATTTTCTACCTAAAAAACCAGGTGAAGTAGAACTCAAGGTCATGAAAGAAATGTTTGAAGCGTCAGTAGACGGTGAAGCATTTGACATGGAACGTTGGGGTCAATACTTCAAACCAGCAGGCATGGGTGGTAGTGGTGCCGCGACAGGATCCGCTCCTACAGCACCAGCTAAGGCAGTTTCTGCTCCAGCGATAAGTGAAGATGATGATGTTCCGTTTGATACTACACCGGCACAACCGGCCGCAGAATCAGCAGGTGGTGAAGCAGGTAGCCGTGCTGCCGATATCATCAACATGATCCGCGCAAGACAACAGAAATCTTAAGGAGATAGACCATGTCGAAGAGCTTTGATATTTCAAAGTTCCGAAAATCTATCACTAAAAGTATTGATGGACTCGGAATTGGTTTTAATGATCCTACTGATTGGATCTCGACCGGCAACTACGCACTCAACTATCTGATCTCAGGGGACTTCTTCAAAGGAGTCCCTTTGGGCAAGGTAACAGTGTTCGCTGGAGAATCAGGTGCAGGTAAATCATATATCTGTTCAGGTAATATCATACGTCATGCGCAGGAACAGGGAATTTTCACTATCTTGATTGACAGTGAAAACGCACTTGACGAGAAATGGCTGTTGGATCTAGGGGTTGATACGTCAGCAGAAAAACTACTGAAACTCAACATGGCCATGATCGATGATGTGGCAAAAACCATCCATGAATTTATGAATGAATACAAGTCAATGCCGCTAGAAGACCGCCCAAAGGTTCTTTTTGTCATCGACTCGTTGGGCATGTTGTTGACTCCAACTGACATCAATCAGTTCGAAGCAGGTGATTTGAAAGGTGATATGGGTCGTAAGCCCAAGGCCTTGACAGCCCTAGTACGAAACTGTGTCAACATGTTCGGTAGCTATAATGTCGGCTTGGTCTGTACCAATCATACCTACGCAAGTCAGGACATGTTTGATCCAGATGACAAGATCTCAGGTGGACAGGGCTTCGTCTATGCATCAAGTATCGTGGTGGCCATGAAAAAACTCAAACTCAAAGAGGACGAGGATGGCAACAAGGTATCAGACGTGTTAGGTATCCGATCAGCCTGTAAGATCATGAAGACTCGCTATGCCAAACCATTCGAAACTGTACAGGTCAAGATTCCCTATTCAACAGGAATGGCGCCTACATCAGGATTGGTTGACATGTTCGAGAAAATGGGTGTATTATCTAAAGTAGGCAACAAGTTGGCCTATACCAGCAAGGACACAGGCGAGATCATCGCTGAATTCCGCAAGAACTGGACTGAAGATAAACTCAAGATGATCATGGAAGAGTGGGATCACTCGGCCGCGGTCAATTTAACAACAACCGTAGAAGACACAGAGGAAGCATAATGGAAGAATCATTGATCATAGAAATGTGGGATACATTCAAAGAATATATTCCAGAAAAAAATCGTGAAACTGCCGCTAATCATTACGTAGACTATTTGGTTGGAAAGGATACAGACATCACTATCCTTGAAGGTCTCATGGGCTATGATCCTCACCTCGATGCCGCTATCGAATTGGTAGTAGAGCATGAGGAAGAAGAGGATGAAGAAGATGAATACGGAATAGACGACGAGGAATATTGATGAGTTGGTATGCTAAAGTCTCAAAGGACATAGCACATCTTCCGACCTGTCTGGATCATTTTTACAATGAACTAGACTCAGCTAAACTCGAGGTCAAGGTGCACGGCAATGTGGAAAAGATGTCAGCACAGTTACCTGGTACAGTAGAGCATCGTTTCAACCAGCTTCAAGAAATTGAAGCTGTGTTGGAATATCTCAATATCGAACTGCGCCGTATCAGATCCAAGGCCTTCCGCAAGTATCTAGAAAACTATCAACGTGCCTTGAGCAGTCGCGACTGTGAAAAGTATGTAGAAGGTGAAGCAGATGTGGTGGATATGGAAAAGATCATCAACGAATTTGCCATGCTGAGAAATCAATGGCTAGGCATCATCAAGGCCCTGGATATTAAACAGTGGCAACTATCAAACATCATTAAACTGCGAGCCGCTGGGCTCGAGGATATCGCCCTATGATTAAAGAAATTGAAGAATTTATACATATCATGGCTCTAGGAGTCTGTCCTATCAATCATAGAGACGCCGGCATCATGGAAAGTTTTGACAACCAAATTTCTAAACAGCTTGGGCTAACTGAAAAACAAAGGAATTTGGCTCTCAGGATAATCAAAAACAATGCCTCCTCATTGAGCTCATTTTGCGATCGACCTATTTCCGACATATTGGAAAATCCGGTATTTAGATTGCCCTTGAGGATCTTAAAAAACACAAAAAAAATATCAATAATCGATCATGTGGTCCACGGACGAGTCATACAGATAGAATTTCCATTTGACGAAGAAAAAATTAAAAAAATTCGTGAACAAAAAGAACAGATCAATTTGGTCACATGGGAAAGCGACAAAAGTGCCTGGATTTTATCATTAGAAGAAGCCGCTATTAGATTTTTGATAAATGTCATAGGCGAAGAAGACTATGACCTCGACGAAGAATTTTTCGATTACCTCACGCAGGCCAAAAATATTCTAGAAAACATAGAACAGTATGTGCCTATGTTAGTGCTAAATCAAGATGGCCCAAAAATCGCCAATTCCCCTAAAAATCTACCAATTTTAACATCAAAAGATGTCGTATCTGCTGTGTTTGAGGCAAGAAGGTTGGGGATTTTAACCTGGGACGAATCGATAGCCCAACATATAACAATATTTCACCTTCCAGAATCTATAAAAGAGTTTCTGACCAATGACTATGATCATGTAACATTGATAGACAGCCAAAAAAACAGCATCAACTGCCTAGATACCATCGTAAAATATCTCAGTCCCTGTTTGATAATAATTCCAGGCGGTAGCGAACTTGAAAAAACTTCTATGGCCTATGATTATCTAAAAAGCCAAGGAATTAAAAATAGTGAAATCAGTGCCATGTTTAGGTTACCGTCGGACACTGGCGCAGATTTCAATAATTTCGTGAAAAATAGCGAATTAAACAATCCCATCACAGACAGCACAAGGATAGTTTTTGTCAGTACCAAGTTGCCCAAGAGCGTATTAAAAAGTAAAATAAGATTTAACTCGATCATAAACATGGGCACACATTCGGCACATCACACGATTAGAGAATTCATGAAAAATCATGAAAATTTGGTGATTTTTTCAGAAATTTCAAAACTAAAAAACATAAGGGAAAGGCTCACGTGGCGACTGCAAGGATTGTAATCAAAGACGAAGTCAACGTACATGTTAAAGATCTAGACCTTGATACGAGAAAGGCGCTAGTCAAGAAATTCAAGTACGAAGACCCCACTGCTCGCTTCCGTCCGGCCTATAAATTAGGTCGTTGGGACGGTACTGTGAGTTTTTTCGGCCTAGGAGGAACTACCTATTTGAGTATGCTGCCACAGGTCTTGGAATATCTTGAAAGTAAAAATTATTATATAGAAGTCGAAGATCTACGTAATCCTATCAACCTGGATTTTCCTGAAATTTCCATGGATTTTTGGGGTGATACGACTTGGCCTCTAGGACACAGATTTGCAGGTGAGCCAATCCGTTTACGAGAAGATCAAGTGGAAGTGGTTAATATGTTTTTGAAAAATCCCCAGTGTATGCAGGAGATCGCTACAGGATTTGGCAAGACCATAACCACTGCGACTCTGAGCAAAATCTGTGAAAAATATGGTCGGACCATAACCATAGTACCCAACAAAGATTTGGTCACGCAGACTGAAGAAGACTTCGTCAACTGCGGACTAGAT